GGTATTTCTATGGAGGAGATTAGTCGTAAGTTAGGTATTGAAAAGAGAGCGCTTGTTGATTTATTGAGTGAGAAGGATTCATTTAAAAAAGTTAAAGAAGTAATGATGAAAGGTTTAGATGCTTCTGACGAAGCTGCTGTAACAGTAGCTAATATAGGAGATGAAGTAGGAGACGCTGCTCTTATGAAAAGGACAAGTGAATTAACTGATATTTCTTCTGATTTCAATAAAAAAGTAAGTAAAGATTTAGGAAAATATAATACACCTGCTGAAAATGTAGAAAGGAACTTAGTAAATAACTCTGTAATGAGATCTGAAGAAGGGAGTGGTATCGTCCCAGGTGAATTAGTTTTAGGAAGAAATGATTATGTTGATAATCTTGCAAAAATAATAAATAAATCTATAGATAATAATCCAGAGGGTTATAATCTTATTGCTAAGTTTACAGGATTGTTGGTTGAAAAAATGCCTAGGGCATATGAAAGAATTGACCAGACTTTTAAATTAGGAACAACTAATTTCTTAATGACAGAAGGTGTTAATGCAAAAACATTAGAAATATTGAATAGATCTGTAAAGATAACTATGGATGATCTAATGCCTAAGTCTGTGATTAAGGGAGGAGAACGTTTATATAAACTAAAAGCAGATAAAGCTACAGAAGTAGCTGTTGAAGCATTCATGAACTATTCAGCTATGCCTGATTTTGTTCGTGTTATGAGAGCTTTACCAGTAGCAGGTGCACCTTTCCTTTCATTCCCATATGCTATGGCTGCAAAAACAGGTAAAACAGCACTTAATAATCCAGCAATATTTAATAAAATCTCATTCATGTTAAATGAGATGAACGTTGGAAGAACAACACAAGAAAAAGCTGCTATAGAAAATAAATATAATAAATATCTAAATTCACCAACAGTAGCAAAGATGTTCGGTATGTGGAATATAAATGTTAAAAACTTCGTTCCTTATTATACAATGAACATGTTTAATCCTTCTGATAGGACTTACGGAAATAGTAATAGAGAGAAAATATTAAAAATGACAGATAAGGTACCATTATTCCAAGACCCAGCAGGACAGATGTTAAAAGATTATATCATCCAACCATGGTTACTTTCAGGTACAGACCAAATTCCACAAGGACAATTTGGACAACCACTTTATCCTGCCTATGATCCAAAGACAGGTAAACAAAAAGATAGTAGCTTCTTAGATATAGCTCCTTATGCTGCTAAAACGTTAGTAGAACCATTAATACCTGGATTCATGGGCTATGCTGGACTGTTAGCAGGAAAAGTTCCTAGAGAGATTCTAGATCACGTACCAAGTTATGCTTTCAGAAATCTAGCTAATGCTACACAAGGAAGAAGCACCGTTGGGAAAGATACAAAGGAAGATGCTGTTAGGAAGACACTTAGATCTCTATTTAGTCGTTCAGGAGTTCCCCTATACACATTAGATGCTACAAGAACAAAGATTAAAAATTAATAATAAAAATATGATGAAAAAAATATTTAGTTTGTTTAAGAAAAAAGAATCAGTATTCACATCAGGTGCAATTATTGATGATAGAACAAATGAAGAAAAAGCAAAGGATTATAAATTTGAAGAATTGGTTACATCAGCTGCTCCTGTTGAGTGGACAGAAAAGAAACAATCAGAGTGGAGACGTTTCCCAATTTTTAACCAAGACGGTAGTGGTTCTTGCGTAGCACAGACAATGGCAAAGATGATGGGTATACTTTATTGGTTAAAGAATGATCTTTATGTTCATTTTTCAGCTACACACATTTATCAAAGGAGAGTTAATAAACCACAAGCTGGAATGGCTGGTGTAGATGCTTTCACTGTTGCACAAAAAAGCGCAACTCTAGAAGAACTCGTTCCTTCTCAAAACATGAATGACTCACAAATGGATGCTGTTGAAATAGATAAATATAAAGATGATGTAGGTAAAATTTTCAAGATAGGAAATTACATAACTTTACCAACTAAAGATATTGAATCTGTAGCGTCTGTTATTCAGGTAACAAAGAAACCTGTAATGGTTTGGTTTTTCTTTGAAGGGAATGAATGGAATAAACCATTACCAACAATAAATAATGATGTGGATATATATGCTCCTACAACAAATAGGCACTCTGTTACAGCTATCGATTTTACTCTATACAAGGGTAAGAAAGCTCTTATTATTGAAGATTCGTGGGGACCACAATATGGAATGAATGGACAGAGAATAATTACAGAGGACTTCTTTAAGAAAAGAAACTTCTTCGCAGCTTATACAATGAATTTTGACTTTGATGATTGGGCAGAAGTACAGAAACCTAAACATACATTTAATGTTGATTTAGAGTTTGGACAAACTAATGACGAAATAAAGGTATTACAAGATGTTCTGAAGTATGAAGGTTTATTCCCTCTTAATACTGATAGTACAGGATATTACGGAGCAATTACAAAAAAATCAGTAGAAGAATTCCAATTAAGATATTCAGTAGCAGATGCAACAACTCCTGGGTTCGGTAGAGTTGGTCCTAAGACAAGAAGAAAGTTGAATGAACTTTATAGTTAATGTGTTATAATTATTAATAATTATTAATTTAATCAAATAAAAACATGCAAATAACAGGAGAATTTTTAGCGTTAATACCAGTTGTAGTAGGTATAGTTCAAGTATTAAAGACAACTAAGTTTTTAGCACAACGTTTTGTACCGTTAGCATCGTTAGTGGTAGGTGTATTATTAGCAGTAGCACTTGGTGGTTTTAATGCCAATGTTTTGTTACAAGGTATAGTTGTTGCGCTGTCAGCTTGTGGACTTTGGAGTGGTGGAAAAACTTCTTATGAAAGTGTAAGGGTAGCAATGAATAAATAAAATTATGGATGAATTAAATTTACAAGGAGCACCTGGTCAAGGAGCACCAATGGGAGGAGCACAGATGCCCTCCGGTGGTCAAGGAGCACCAATGTCCTCTGGTTTAACACAAGAACAAAAACGAGATAATCTTAAGGGCTTGATGGGGAAGGTAGATGGTGAGATGCAGAAAATGAATGCTCAAAAAGCTATGGGTAATAATCAAATAGAAGAAGCAAAAGGTGAAAGTTTAAGACAACTTTTCGATGTGTTAACTGAAGCAGGAGTTGACCCTAGTAATCCTGAAGAAGTAAAAGCTTATTTAGCTGAAATGAAAACAAAAAATCCTGAAATAGCCATGAAGATTGAAGCTCTTCTAGCTGAAATTTTAGGAGATGAACAAGAAGCCCCTATGGAAGGAGGCGGTGGTTTACCACCAATGCCTGGACAAGGAATGGGACAAGGAATGGGACAAGGAATGGGAGGAGAAGGAATGGGACAAGGAATGGGACAAGGAATGGGAGGAGAAGGAATGGGACAAGGAATGGGACAAGGAATGGGAGGAGGAATGGGACAAGGAATGGGAGGAGGCAGTGGGGGTGGTTTACCACCAAGGCCTGGACAAAATATGAATATGCAAAATAATGAAACACCACAAGAAAACATATGAGGACGTTTTCTCTAGCGATCGTAAAGGAAACAGATCTAAATTAAATTTAGACGAAGTTTCCGTTGACGGTATGGAGTTAAACGAATATATAGATTTATTTAAAGATTTCCTGAAAGATTTTTACTCAGGTTTCTTTTTATATTCCGTGAAGCTTTCTTGGATGAGAAGAAAATTTAAATATTACGGTAAGAAGACTATCTTACCGATGTATAAAAACTCACTATTATTAAATAGTGCTTTTGTTAAATTAGTGAGAAGAAACGTTGGAAATGATTTACAGGTTATAACTAAGAATATTTTCTTTCAAAAATTGGAATCTTATTTCGATGATTTCTTTCCTGACTTTGAAGAAAACAATCCTTTTGAAAACCCTGATTATTATAAGTTCCCATATAAGAATATAACTTCAGAATTTTTAATTGTTGTCCACCAACTAGATGATAGGTTGGGTTTATTAAAAGAAGCTGATGAAAAAGATATGTCATTCGCTGTTTTTTTGGATTACGTTATCAATCACGTTTATTGTGAAAATGAGAAATTGGAAAAGGATAGATATGAAATAAAGCAAAATAATAGTAGACTTTTCCCGTATTATATAACTGACAATAATAAAAAATTAAAAGCTAAGAAAGGTCAAAAAAGAATATGAGTAAATTAAAACCTGTTGTCTTTGTAGAAGGGAAATATGCGTATAACGCACAGAATACTACCCAGCAAATAATGTTGCTTAAAGCTCTTAGAATTACACAAGATCCTAAGAAGTTAAAAGATTTAATTGGTGTAAAAACTGTAGCTGATGTTTATAGAACTTTAGATAAGATAGCAATGAGGAAGGAATACCATAATGCTCTTGTAAAGAAAGGTATAACTTTTGATTACGTTGTTGATAACATTAAAGATGAAATAGATCATGCAGGAAAAGCTTCTGATAAACTTAAGGCACTTAACATGATACTTAAGTCCGTTGGCCTAGATAAGTATGAAGAAACAGCTATTGGTGGCGGAGGATGGGAAGATCTAGTAGAAGATGCAAGAGAAGAGAAAGATGAAGAACAATTGATGGAAGAAGCTGTAGAGTATGAAGTTGTCCCTCCAGAGATGCCAGAAAGTGTTAAGAAGGCAAAAGAAAAATCTAATTTAGAAACAAAAGAATTATATGATTAAAGACCAGGAAGAAAAAGCAAAAAAACTTCTTGATCCTCGTTTTTATATAGAGAATTTTTGTAGGATAAAAGGGAAGGAAGGAAAAGGTCTAGTTCCTTTTATTTTTAAACCTGCTCAACTTGATATTGTTAATACAATTAGAAAGAGTAACCGTATCATTATCATGAAAGCCCGTCAAATTGGATTTTGCGTTGACAAAGATACAAAAATATTGTCTAGTAATTTAAAATGGATTACTGCTGAAAAAATACAAGTTGGACAAGAAATAGTTTCAGTAGAAGAGAGAATTGGTGGAGGAAGAGGAAAATCTAGAAGAAAAATGTTACGTTCTATTATTGAGGAAAAAAGAGAAATTTTTGAAGAGGCTTTTATTATTAACTTTAAAGATGGAACAAACATTATAGCTACTTCAGATCATCGTTTCATGGGTAAAAAATTTAGAAAATCTACAGATGTTATATGGAAAAAAGTTTCAGAAATGAAGGTCGGAGATACAATGAGATCAATTGTTAATACTTGGGATGAACCAGATTACGAAGATGGTTGGTTTTCAGGAATGATAGATGGAGAAGGCTCTTTAGCTAAAAAAACAAGAACTGGTGTTCTAGTGTCTGTTAGTCAGGTAGAAGGACCTGTATTAGATAGAATGATTAAATATGTTGAAAGAAAGGGTTATAACTATCGTATTGAGTGGGATAAACGTAAATTAGGAGACTCTAGTAAACTTGGGAGTAAACCTGTATGTAAAATTATTATAGGAAATATTTCTGATGTTTTTAGAGTTTTAGGTCAAACACAACCTTCTCGTTTTCAAAATAGAGATTGGTGGAATGGAAAAACAATACCTAATGGAGGTTGGAAAGAAATTTCTTCGATCGAAAATATAGGAAAAAGGAAGATGATTGATATTCAAACATCAGAAAAGACATTCATAGCAAATGGACTTATTTCGCATAACTCTACAATCGTAACTGGTTATCTCTATCACAAAACAATTATTACACCAGGTGTAACTACAGCTATCGTAGGTTATAACAATGACCTTACAACAGAACTTCTTGATAAGATTAAAACTTTCTATAGGACAACTCCTGACTCATTAAAACCTACAATTCACTATAACTCCAAGTATGAAATTTCTTTCCCTAAAGTAGATTCAAAAATTTTAGTTTTACCTTCTACTGAGAACGTAGGTAGGGGATATACAATTAATTTTTGCTTGCTTACTGAGCTTCCGTTCTGGGAAAAAGCAGAAGAGAAGATGGTGACGCTAGAAGCTTCTGTCCCAGTTAATGGAAAGATAATTATTGAATCATCTCCAGGTGCTGTTGGTGATTACTTCCATAGAATGTGGGTATCTGATAACGGTTATGAAAAGAAGGAATACGGGTGGTGGTGGAACTATTCAGAAGAAGAAATCGATATTATTAGAAAAAGAATGGCTAACCCTCGTAAGTTTAATAACAACTACGCGTTAGAGTTCTTAATCTCTGGTAGATCTGTATTTACACAAGAGGCTATAGCTAAACAAAGAAAAACTGTCTTAAAAGTAGGTGATAAGGTTGAATTAGACGATGGTTCAGAACATACAGTTCGTGAGGAAGAAGGTTTCAGAATATATAAACCAGTAGAAGAGGGACATTTCTATGTATTTGGTGCCGACTGTGCAGAAGGTGTTACAGGTGGTGACTATTCTGTTTGTTCTGTTCTTGATAGGTCAAATGGAGAGGAAGTAGGTTTTTGGAGAGGTCATATAGCCCCAGACAGGTTTGCTAAGATTTTAGATAAATGGGGTAGGCATTATAACAATGCTTTAATGGTAGTTGAAGCAGAAGCTCATGGTAACGTTGTCTTGAATGTTCTTAAGAACTGTCTTTATCCTTCTCTTTATTTTAGACCATCTCGGTTTGATACAATAGGTAACCCTTGGTCAGATAAACTTGGTTGGAAAACAACTAGAGTTACAAGGCCTATTCTGATTGATGAGTTTGAACAAATGACTCGTGAGAGTAATATTATTATACATAGCAAAGAGACAGTTGATGAGATGACTGTGTTTATTTTTAATCAGGCTAACAATATGGTGGCGATGGATTCGTATCACGATGATTGTATATTCAGTACAGCAATTGCTTGCCAAGGCTTCAAAGTAATCTCTGATAAACCAATGAATCAAATTAATTATGCACAACATCTTCCTACTTCTGGATATTAATAGGACTGTGTTAGAATTATAAGAAATACTATGCAAGAAAATAAAACAAACAAGTACAAGAGTTTTGATACATATAATCCATCTGATTACAGCGATGATGAAGTAGAGTTTTTATCACGCTTTCATTTACAAATGGATGATGCTCGTCAATATTTTCTAAACGTTATTAAACCTCGTTTAGATCGTTCTTATAAACTTTATATCGCTTATAACGGTGATAGACAAACACAAATTAAAAGGTGGCAATCAAACATATTTGTCCCTTACGTACAAGCAGTAGTAGAAACATTAATGCCTCGTGTATTAGACGCACGACCTGATTTTACTGTGCAAGGAAGAAATCAAGAAGATCAAGCTAAATCAGAAAAGCAAAGACAGTTAACTGATTATCTATGGGAACTTTCTAGAATGGATAAAGTAACTGAAGATGTTGTTAGATCTTCATTGGTCTATGGAACAGGTTTCTTACAAGCATCTTGGAAGAAAGATGTAAGGACACAGAAATTTTTGCAAACAAAAGATATTTCTAAAGATAAATTAGAATGGAAAGAGGAAGAAAGAACTTTTTATGACGCACCTTTTGCTGAGTGGGTAGATAATTATGCTCTATGGTATGACTGGCATAATACAGAACGTGAGAGTAAGCAGTATTGGTTGAAAAGATTAGTGATGACAGAACCTGAGATTACAAGAAAGTATCCAGGAGCTGACCCAAAAAGATTAGCGTTAGCTTTGAATAGCCCAGGGGGTGATTTAGAAGATTACGCTTCTATCAGAAGTCAGGTTAAACAAAACCAAGAACTAATTGTTAAAGGTTCACAATCTTATAGTATTAGTAGTTTTGGAACAGGTGTAGATAAATATAATACATCTGGTACTAATGATTTAGATATGTATGAAGTATTTGAATGGACACAACCGTTTGAAGATTGTTATTCAGTTCATGTTGGAGGAAGTTACACACCTATTTTACCTGATGCAAAGATGCCTATACCTTATGACTACAAAGAAGCTTCTTTCATTGATTTCCCTTATCTAAAAGTACCAGGAGAGTTTGAAGGTTATGGTCTTCCAATGATTCTTGAGAATCCTCAGATAATGATGAATATGATTAAGAACCAAAGACTTGATTCAGCTACACTTTCTATCCACAAGATGTGGATTGTTAATCCTCTTGCAAATATTAATAAAGACGAACTCGTTACAAGACCTTTCGGTATTATTTATTCTGTTGACCCTAATGGAGTTCGAGAAGTACAATTTACAGACATAAAAGCTAGTGCGTACAAAGAAGAAGATTTACTAAAGGCTGACATGCGTTATGCTTCAGGAGTTGATGACTTCTCAATGGGAGTTGGAGGAGGAGCTGGTTCAGCTACAGAAGTAAGGCACTTAAGAGAGTCGACGTTAGAAAGAGTTAGATTATTCGTTAATCATCTTGGTGAAGGATATTCTATATTAATGAGATACTGGATGGATATGTCACGTCAGTTCTTTACAGATGATATGACTATTAGAATAGTTGGTGATGACGGAAAGGAAATGTTCCCTCTTATTGAGAAAGATGATCTTATGGGATTGTTTGATTACAAAGCTAGTGTATTACCATCAATCGCAGGACAACAAGATATTAAGAAGAAACAAGATATGGATCTATTCCAATTGTTAATCAACTTACCGTTTGTTGACCCACAGAAACTAACACAGAAGATTCTAGCAGATTGGAACTGGTCACTAGATTCTGTAGCTAAAGGCGAAGAAGAACCACAACCAGAAGTTGATGAACAAGGTAATCCTATAGAAGGACAAGGACAAGGTACACCAGAAGAAATGGCAGCTATGATGGAAGCACAAGGAATGCAACAACAAGCTCCACAAGCTCCACAAGCACCAGGGACAAAAAACATATCACCAGATGTTGCTAAACAAGCGTTAGCGTTGTTAGGAGAAGAAGGACAAGGTGGTATGGGTCAAGCATCAGCACCAATTAACTTATTAAACGCATCTGGAACACCACCAACAGCGGCTAGAATACCTATGCCAACAACAAATCCGCGTGGTCTAAATAGATCTGGTCGAGTTAATACAAATGTATCAACAGGAGGTAATAGTAATCCGGAGAGTGCCTTGATGAATCAAGCAAGTAGTCTCCAAAGATAATATAAAAAAATATGAATAAAAATACACAAAAAATTAAGGAATATTTTACAGCAGACGTACAAAAACAAATTAAAGGAATGTCTAGTGAAGATATGGCGAATCTTATTAGAGACGTTGAAGGTACTCCATTATGGTTCGCCATGTTGAAGTACACACAAGATAGAATTGGAATCGTTCAAGATTCATTACTATCTATAGACCCAGTTAAAGAACCAACACAGATTGCACGTTATCAGGGAATGATTACAGGTATGTTAGATTTCCAGGACGTTGTTTTGACTCTTAAATTTAATTTAGAGGAAAAATCTGATCCTAAAGCTAAGAAAGAAAAACAGAAAGAAGATTTAGGTGGAGCATATGGTGTTGTTTAATTTAGAAACTAATATATAATTTTATTAATAATTAAAAAAAATCATGTCAATATTAAAAAAAGTTTTAGCTAGTATAGGAGAAACTCTTAACCCAGACGAAAAAAAGTTAAGGAAGAGGTACGAAGAAAAAACAAAAAAAACAGAAGAAGAAATTGAGTTAATTGCTCTGATGAAAAAACTTAGAGAAAATGCTAAGAAGAAAAATAAGAATAGGAATGGTCCAGCAAATGATTATAAAATTCCAGCAATAAAAGAAGGAGATGAATATGGAATAGGAGTAAAATAATAATATGGAAACACAGAATTATTCAGGTCCATCAACAACAGCAACCTCCGCTATAGAAGGTCGATTAAAAGACGGAGTAATGAGAAAGAAGAAAAGAAAGAAATTAAAATTGTTAATTAAGAAATGCAAATAAAACTATGAAGATAAATTATAAAGAAGCAGCTGAGAAGTTCTCAGGTGGAATGAATAACTCAATATCAGAAATCGTTGGTAAATTAAAAACTAATGATGATGATAAAAGAGAAGGAGTTGATTTATTAAGTATTACTAAAAAACTTACTAAGAAGAAGTTTGGTAAGAAAAAGTAAGAATCGCTTAAGCTTAGCCGATTATTATAAATTTAATTATGAAGAAAAATATATGTCTAAAAATCCATTCGAAGGGTCCGATAACTCGGGGAGCCCTATAGAAACAGATGTTCCTAATCCAAATAACTTAGGAGGAGAAGGGGAGACATCAGGCAGCGACGTTAAAGTTGAAGATAAGTCCAAATCAGAACTTTCAGAAGAACAGTTCGGTGAATTGGAATCTCTCGTCGGAAGACAAGGGAAAGAACTAGGTGAATTTAGAAAGTTTTTTGCTGATATTTCACCACTTTTGGATAAACTCGATGAGAGTCCAGATATAGTTCAAGCAATCGTTGAAGGCAAGATTACATCCGATTTAGCTAAAGCAGCTATAGAGGGGAGTGTGTCTGTTGAAGACGCTAAAATAGTTAGTAAAGCTCAAGATGAGATTAAGAAGGATCTTGGTAAAGCTGAATTCAAAAAAACTTCTGCTGACGATATCTCAAAACTAATTGAAAATAAAGCTAAAGAAATCAAAAGTGATTTAGAAAAAGAATTTAAATCTAGAGATGACTTTAAGACTTTTGAATCAGGTGTTAAAGATTTCGTTGCAAGAACATCTGATTTTCCTGAATATGCCGTAGCTGTTGATAAATGGCTAGATGATCATGATGATGTAACAGATATTGCTGTTGCTTATTATGCCGTTAAAGGTGAAATTTCAGAGAAAGCTGCTACAAAGAAAGCAGCAAAAGATAA